TCATTCCTCCGGATCCGTTTGATTTTTTATCATGGGCTGAAAACAATTTTCGGCTCCCGCCCGGCGACAAGATACAGGGGCTATATCGATCTGATTTGACGCCATACACTCGTGATATATTAAAAGCACTCTCGCCCGATCACCCGGCCACAAAGATTATTGTTGAGAAGTGCACACAAGGCGGATTCACAACGATTTCGAATATAGTGCTGTCGGCGATACCAACAAAGCTCCCGGCCCATTGCATGATGGTGTTTCCAACTGTTAAGATGGCCGAAAAGCACGTTAAGAAAAAACTCGTTCAAAGTTGGCGCAGATCAAATCTGAAAGATATTATCGGGGACCCGAAAAAAAAAGACGGATCGACGCTTTTATATAGGGAATTCCCAGGCGGATCGTTCTCTTTTGCGGGCGCAGGATCGATCGATTCTCAACGGAGTGACACAATTCGTTTTATGCTGTTGACGGACGTTGACTCGGAGGAATTCGATGTCGGCGGCGAGGGAGACCCGATAGAGATTTTCGAAAAAAGGACGGACGCTTATGGAAGACAGAAAAAAATTTATATTGAAAGCACTCCGTTGATATCCGGGAATTCGTTGATTGATCGGGAATATCAATCCTCATCAATGGGCGAATTCGCTATCCCGTGCCCGCATTGCGATAATCATCAAGTGTTTGAATTTGGCGGCAAAGCCGAATCATACGGATTTAAGTTCGAGAAAAAGGATGGAAGGGCCGTCAAGGCGTGGTTTATATGCCGGTTTTGCGGCGAAAAAATACTTGAAAAGCACAAATATGACGCGATGCTTAAAGGAAAATACATCCATAAAAAAGCGGATTTAATAAATGAAACGATCGGTTTTAAAGTCAATTCATTCTATTCCCCGGTCGGTTTCGTGTCATGGGTGCAGATCGCGAACGAATGGATTAGAGCACAAGGCAATTATAAGCGCGTTCAAGTGTTTTTTAATACCCGGCTGGCGAGGACTTACGAACTCCCAGGCACAAAACGCACAAGCTGGGAAAAATTAAAAAACGGTGCTGAGAATTATCCGCTTTTAGCGCTTCCGAATGATCAGGTTGTTCTTTCACTTGGCGTTGACACTCATGATGATAGACTAACATATATGCTCGTTGCGTTGGGACAGAATATGGAAGCCTGGGTGCTTTATTTTGGGGAGTTTCACGGTGATCCGAATAATCCGGTTGCTTCGGAACCGTGGATTTCGTTGAGTGCTTTTATGGATCGAGTTTTTTACTACGAAGGTCGTTCACAGAAAATAGTCTCCGTCGCCCAGGATATGCTTGGGCATAGGACGGAAGCTGTTAAACGATTTTGGCGGCATAAAGAAGACCTTCGTTATATTATCACTGCCGGGAATCCTTCTAATGTTGGGCCTATAATAGGAATGCCGAGATATGTTGATTATGAGGTCGAAGGTCAGAAAATTAAAGAAGGTGCTCAATTCTGGCCGATCAATACTCATGCTCTTAAAAATGAAATAATGGCCGGTTATCAGGGGCAATCATCTAATAGGATTCATTTTTCGAAAAAGCTTGACGATGAAGTGTTCAAGCAATTGACGGCCGAGGAAATGAAACTTGTAGTTAATAAGGACGGCTATCCGGTCTATAAGTGGGTCAATACGCGCCCTGGCGCGGCCAATCATGCTTTCGATTGCCTTGGCCTTGCTTATGCCGGGGTTTTACGCATATTGCCGTCAGTGAGTTTTGAGGAATTGAAAATATTATCCGGATCGATTGTCACTCAAAAAGATACTGCCCAAAAGGCCCCGCCTCCACAGGAACCTAAAAAAGTCATTCCTGAAACTCATAGATCTAGATCTCGTGCTCGCTTGGATTGGTGATCATTCGAATTCGCGTTCTTCCACGCGCCCCCTATTATCAATGCTCCGCGGCGGTTTTGAGAAAATAGATTTGACTTTATCTCAAAATTGATGTAACGATTTTGAAAAAGGATTAAAAATATGAGTGATTATACGGAATTAAGAGATCAATTAATTGCTGAATTAAAGGCGGCTCAATTAAATGCAAGTCGCATCTCAAAAGCGGATGAATCTGTTGATTTTCGAAGTGCTACAGAGTTCGCCACATTGTTTTCAATGCTTGACGCGTTGGAATCTCAGCAGAACGCCGATTATACGACATTGGCGAGAAGAGTTCGTTTATGAGCCTGATAGATTCTCTTGATCTTAGAAAAAAGAAGCCGGAAAAGAGTGTGCTATCTTATGATTCGTCGGCGGACTGGCGAACTCATGGCACATGGAGCGGGAATCTCGTTGACATCAATGACGAGATTTCGGATTCATTCGATAAGACACTTTATAGAATTCGCGATCTTTCGAAAAATTATGCGCATTTTAAGAATATTGTGCGCCTCTCAATGGATTATATCATTAACGCCGGTATAAAATTCAAGATGAATTTAAAAGGCGATGACGGAAAATTTCTTAAAGATCTTAATCGAAAAATTGAACTCGAATTCGAATATTGGGCGAAGCCTCAGAATATAGACTTTTCCGGCCGATTGCATCTTAATGATATGATGCGGCTTGCGAAAAGGCAGGAAGCACAATCTGGGAATTATTTTTATATACGCCGGATCGATAAAAAACGCCGAATACCGGTCTGTTATCAGGCTGTTGATGTGTCAATGCTCTCTCAGAGCAAGATTGCGGATAATATCGTCAACGGCGTCGAGTACGAAAAAAGCACCGGTCGAATAATCAGATATCATTTCGAGGATTCGGATTACAATCAATTTTCGGTAAAGGCTGATGATGTTATACATGGATTCGAAACGGTGCAGCCCGGCCAAGTGCTTGGTATTAGCGATCTGACAGACATCGTGATGCTTGGCGATTCGATTAAGGATATTTTAAATTCGGATCTTGATCGAAAAGCACTTCAAGGAAAGATCCTTGCTTTCGTGAAAAGCACTAATTCGTACCGCCGCCAAATGGGGCTTGATAAGGATTTGACGACGAACAGAAAGATTGAAGAATTTGAAAGCGCTATGATAAAATATCTTAATCCAGGCGAAGAAATTACACTTTCTGAACCTCCGGCGACCGGCGATATCGAATCATTTATAAAAGTCATGCTCCAAATGCTTTCTGTTGGTTCTGGATTTCCTTATGAATTAACATCCGGTGACTACGGCAATATGAGTTTTTCAACGGCTCGCGTGATTCGGCTCGACCTTCAACACCGATTGCAGCCGATTCAGGACCGGTTTGTGCGGCAATTCTGTGAACCGATCGCAATGGATTTTCTGAAATACGGAGTGCTTTCAGGCAATCTTGATATCACGGATTTTTTTACTGATCCGATAAAATATTACGGCGCTATTCAATGGGTTCTCCCGAAAATGCCGCCTTTGGATTCATTGAAAGAAGCCAAGGCTTCAACGGAAGGCATGAAAACAGGCGTGCTCCCGCTTCAAAAAGTGCTTGATGACAACGGTGTTGGTGACATTGAAGACGTGATCGGCCAATACGATGAGGCTATGAAATTATTTTCTGATATTGGGATAGATCTGATGAGTGCTTGGGGAAGTGCTTCTACTCAGATGCAGAATAATCCGGCTGCTGTATAACGAATAAGGATTTAGATGAAAAAAATATATTTAAAAAGAAGTCATGTAGAAACATTGAATGAAGATAATCGATCATTTGATGTTATCATATTGACGCAACGCCCGGTTGTTCCTGCTATCGGGTATTCTGGAAAGCCTGATCTGTGGCTTTTAGGAAATCTCGAGGTAAAAGGGGAAAACGGCGTTATTGGTCGAGTCCCGATATTCGACAGTCACAATATTGATGATGATGGATGGATAAAGACTTATAAGTCCTCCGATGTTCGCGGAAGCCTGTCAAACGTGCGTTTGGATGGTGACAATCTGATAGGAACTCTTAATTTCGCGGATTCGGAAAGAGCTAAAGAGCTTTTTAATCTTTATCGGGATGGCCATCTGACGGATGTGTCGGCCGGAATTATGTACAACGAAGCGGATATAATTGAGCTTGATACAGGCGAAAAGAAAAATATTGATGGGAAA